AAAACAGGCACAAAAAAATCAGTACAACGCACAAATTAGACAAAACGAAATAGCTAAAAGAAATGCTGTTCAAAGATATGCGTCTGAACAATTAAAAATTAATCAACAAGTAAAAGCTACACAACAAAAAGGTTATGAAGCTAATTTAAAATCTAAAAAAGCTAGAGGTGAATTTGTATCAGATGTATCAGGTTCAGGTTTAGCAATGTCAGGGTCTACAGAAAGACTAATGGCAGATTTTTATAGAGTAGAAGGTAATTATATGTCTTCATTAAATACTAATTTAGATATTGATATTGCACAATACGAAAGAAATTTAGAAGCAATTCAGTTTGGTCAAGAAGCACAATCAACTTATGTGCAACCACCTAATCCTGAATTGTTATTTGTGTCTTCAGCTTTAAATGTAGCTAACTCATATTATTCTATGGAAGCACAAAAAGAACTTAAAGGTTTAAAAACTAACAAAGAGAAAAAATCTTATAGTAGAGGGAGTAAGGTTTATCAACCACCTAGATAATGGCTAGAAAAACAACTAAACTTGATTTAACACCTGAGAAAAGACAGGTATTATCATCAGACTTTAACTTATTTTATAAGCCACAAGCAAAGCCTGAAATAGCAGGTGTAAAAGAATTAACAGCTTCGTTAAATAATTTTGTTAATGATGCAGGAAGAAAAATGGTTATCGCTTCTGAAGTTAAAGAGAAAAAAATAAACGAAGCAGAAGCTATAAAAGAATATAATAAAAATAGAACAGCTTTTAATACAAGAGTAAATAATGGCACATTACCAAAAGAAGCTAATCCTTATTTTATAGATAAATATAAAGAGTTAGAACTTAATACAAAAGCACAAATATTTTCTAATACGTTAGGAACTAAATATTCAGAAATGAAAGTTTCAGAAAATCCTGACCCAAATGCTTTTCAAAAGTTTTATGAAACTGAAATTAAAAAGTTTGTAGCTGAAAATAATTTAGGTGCATATAAACCTACTGATTTAGAAAAAGGTTTCTTTCAAAAAACTACAGGATTTAAAAATCAATTATTTCAAACACATGTTAGTTCACAGATGGCTAACATTAGTGAACAATACAAACTTAATTTTCAAAATAATATTCAAGGTATGTTTGATGACAGCAAAAGTTTTGAAGAAATTGGTGCAGACATATCAGCATTTATTATTGATAAAACTGCAAATGGTTTAAGTAAGGGTTCAGCACAAAAATATTTATTAGAAACACTTACAGATTACGCAGATAAAACTGGTGATTTTGAATATGCAGAGAAATTATTAGAAGAACTTCCTAAACACATACAATTAGGTACAGGTAAGTTAGGAGACATAAAAGGTCTTAAAGATGATTTATTTCAAATTAAAGACAAACTTCAAGACAGAACAACAGAAGAATTAAAAGATAATAATGAGAGACAAAGTGCATTAAGAAGTAAAGAGTTTGAAGAAGCGTATGATGTTGCAGATAACTATACAACTTTTAATCAAACTAAAGAAGAAGACCCTAATTGGAATACTTATTCAAATTATAAAAAAGATAGAATTAAAAAAATATTTAAAGACAGAAGTACAGGTTTTGGTTCACAAACTGAAATGGGTATTGAAGAAGAACTTAATGAATTAATTACAACTGGTAAATACGAAGAAGCAAGAGAATTTCTTTCTGAAAATCAGAATAAAATACAACAAAAATTTTATAATGATTACAAAAATGTAATTAGGAATTTTGAAATTTCAGGTGAAGACCCTTTATTAAATTCAGATACTTATAAATTTGCTGAAACAGAATTAGATAAGATTATGGCAGATATTTTAGAAACTGCACGTTCTAGTTCAATTAAATTTAATGTAGACCCAACTAGAAAAATTAGGTTTAAACAAGATGCGATTGAATGGTTAGCTGACCACCCAACAGGATTAAGTCCTGCTGAGGGTGTAAGTATGACTAAATCAGAAAAAAGAGAAAAATTTAAAGCATGGGTAAAAAATAGATTTGAAGAAGAAAAAGAAGATTTAAGAAAGGCAGTTGATACAAATAGTGGTGCTACTTATGGTTCAAGTAGTGAAAATAGTAATGATGCTATTATAATAAACCCTGAAGATTTAAGTGGATTTGAAGATAATAATGCTAGTTCAACTGATACAAACACCAAACCTAAAGTTATAAAACCTACTAAAACAAATAGAGGTGGTGCTAATCCTGAAAACAGAGCAGATGACCCTGAACTTTCAATAGATTTAGCAAAAGTAAATATTATTCCAAATGATTTATCTAGAGGTGAGAGAGCAAAATTTCTAAGAGAAAATCAAAACACTATTTCACAATCTGAATATGAAAGAATATTTAAAAAACAAAATGACACACAATTAGCAAAAGGAAATAATTAATGGCAACAATAAGAAAACAAGCACCTAATGGTCAAATGCTAGAATTTCCTGAAGGAACTTCTGAAGATGTAATGAACAAGTACATGGCACAAGATAAGTTTAATGCCATACAGAAGAAAAGAGGGGCTATAAAAGACATGGGAATAGGTCTTGTAGATGGTGTTAGAGATGGTGTTCAGTCAACAGTTGACCTAGCTGAAGGATTAAGTGACACTTTAGGAGAAGCGACTAATATTGGTGGCTTTGTATTTGGTGAAGATGCTAAAAATGGTCTAATTGGATACGAAAATTTTGCAGAATTTAAAGCTAATAAAAGAAAAGGTCTTTTATTTGGTGAAAAGGGTGTCAATGATGGTTTAACATTACCTGACTTTGATGGAGACCCACACACATGGCAAGGTAATCTTGCTAAAGGTGTATCTCAATTTGCAACTGGTTGGTTCACTGGTGGTAGAGTTTTAGGAGTAGCAGGTAAATTAACTGGTGCATCTAAAAAAATATCTCCATTTTTCCAAGCATCTAAAACAGGTCAATTTCTTAAAATGACAGGTAAAGGTGCAATCGCAGACTTTACAGCTTTCAATGAAGAAACTGGAAGACTAGCAGACATGATTACTGAACATGCACCACACTTAGAAAATCCTTTATTTGACTATTTAAGTTCAGAAGGAAAAGAAGAAGGTTTTTATGAAGCAAGATTTAAAAATGCTTTAGAAGGTGGTCTTGTAGGTGGTGGTATAGAAGTTGCTTTAAGAACATTCAGATATTTTAAGAATGGTAAAAAATTACAAGAAGGTAAAAAAGTTGATAAGAAACAATTAGCTGAAGATGAAGCCTATTTAAAAGAATTAAAAGAAGAAGACGTAGTTAAATCTAAATACAAACCTTTATCAGAAGAAGAAGCTGTTAAAGTCACTAAAAGTCTACAAAGTGAATTAGACGATAAAATAGTAGAACAATTTAAACAAGCACAAAAGAAATCAACAAACAAAGAAATGTTTGATGATAGTATTGAAAACTTAGATTTAAGTTTAAATTTTAATGTTAGACAATTTCTTAAACTAGATAAAGATGGTTTAATAAGTTTAGATAGTTTTAATAAAACTTATGAAAAATTAATTAAAAGTAAAAAAATAGTTTTAAGTGATGAAGTTGTAGAAAAAACAGCTAGAAAAATTTATGGAAGTAATCCAAATAAATTAGAAATAGATATTAAAGAATTAGAACAAGTGATGCGTAATGCACCACATAAGATAATGGCTATGAATAGCTATATAGAAACACTTGCAGTTGGTGTTAAAAGATTAGCTAAACTAGGTAATAAAGAACCTAAAATTCAACAATACTTTCTTAAAAGTTTCTTTCCAAAATGGAAAGCTATTAATGAACAAAAATTATCTATAACTACTAGTACAGCAAGAAGTCAAAGATTAGCAGGTAAAACTGGACAAAACCCTATTATTGAAGATTTGAATAATGCTATAAAAGACGTAGAAAATTATGATGGTGATGTTAAAACTTTAATAGACCAGATAGCAAAAGCAGGAGACAGTAATATTAATAAAGTCTTAAACTTTGCTACTAAAAATAAAACATGGGATATTGCAAATGAAGTATGGATTAACGCACTTTTATCTAATCCTAAAACACACATCATTAACTTATCTTCTAACTTAACTAACGTATTTATAAGACCATTAGAAAAAATGGTTGGTAGTAGATTATCTTCTACTTTATTAGAGAACCCAGAAAAGGTTGCTAAATTAAGATTAGAAGGTGAACGAGCATTAGCTACTTATGTAGGTCTTAGAAGACATTTAGTAGATGCAACTAGATATATGAAGTTAGCATTTAATAAAGAAGATACTATTTTAAGTAAAAGAGGAAAAATAGATATTCCTGAAAAAGCAATTCAAAAAAGAAAATTAATTAAAGACCCTGAAACTGGTTTATTTAAAGAAGTATTAGATAATGAAAGTACATCAGGCAAATTTATTAATACTTTGGGTAAAATTATTAGATACCCTACAAGATTTCTTAATGCTGAAGATGAATTTTTTAGACAAATTACTTACAGAACAGAATTAGAAAAACAAGGTGTAAGAGAAGCTATTAAAAATGGTAAAAGCAAAACTAAAATAGTTGCTACAGATTTAAAAACTAAGAAACCTATTACAGAATTTGACCAAGCAGTAAGTGATTACTTTGATGAAGGTTTTGATGAGTTTGGTACTGCAAAAAATCCTGAAGCTATGAGAAAAGCTGATGAGAATACTTACACACAAGAACTAGATGGAATATTTGAGTATGTACAAAACATGACAAATAAGTTTCCAATAATGAAACAAATTATTCCATTTGTAAGAACACCTGCAAACTTAATGTTGAATGTCGTAGACAGAACACCATTAGGTTTTGTGAGAAAGAATTTTAGAGACGATTTTATTGGAAGAAATGGCATGGAAAGAATGGCACAAGCTAGAGGTGGAATGGCTACAGGCACAGTTCTTTTAACACTAGGTTCTATACTACATAGAGAAGGTATTATAACAGGTAGTCAAGGTCAGTTAGCAGGAGAAGGCTATACAAAATCACAAGATTTAAGAAATTTAAGAAAAAATACTGGGGCATTACCTTATGCGTTTAGATACTTTGATGAAGAAAGTGGAAAGCATAAATATGTTCAGTTCGGAAGATTTGACCCATTTGGTGCTTTCTTTGGAATGATTGCAGATTACAATGAAATGTATGACAAGCTAAGTGAAGAAGACATGAGACGAGTAGGTGGAAACATGCTTATTCTTATGGCTAAACAAGGTGGAGACGCAAGTGACTATTTATCTACAGGAACTAAAATAGCAAACTTTGGTTCAGCTTCATGGTCAGCACTTTCAAGAAACTTAGTAAGTAAGACTTACCTAAAAGGTCTTGCAGATTTTATGGAAGTATTAACAAGTGATGATACTTCTAAATGGCAAAACTATAAAAATTCAAAAATAGGTTCATTCTATCCAAACGTATTTGCTAAATTAGTAAATGACCCTTTCTATAAAGATACTAAAACTATATTTGATGAAGTTAAGAAAAGAACAGGTCTTGGTGAAGTAGAAGATAAATATGATTTTAGAGGTAATAAATTAAAGATACAAGGTAGTGATACTCAAAGATTTGTAAATGGTTTATTTAATCCTTTTAATTATTCAGAAGAACAAGAAGACCCAGTAGCATCAGAAATTTTAAGACTAGGTGTAAATATGCCTATGATGAGAGATAGTCTTAGAGGAGACATTGATTTAACTTTGTTTAAAAATAGTTCAGGTCAAACTGCTTACAATAAGCAAATGGAATTACTAGGCAAAGTAAAAATTCAAGGTTTATCTTTAGATGAAAGATTACAAAATGCAATCAACTCTGATTACTACAAAAGATTAAGTGACCCAATATCTTTAGATAATAAAAATAAAGATGAAGGTACTAAAGCAAGATATTTAAAACAAATCGTTAAAACTTATCACACTGCTGTAGAAGAAGAAATTATTAGAAGAAGAAGTGACTTTAAAAGCACTAAAGATGACACTGGTAATTTTACTTTAGAAAATTCAATTATGGCAAGAGATAATTTTAAACGAAAAACCAAAATAGGACTAGAAATAAACAAAGCTGATTTAGATGGATTATATCAGTTCTCAAAATAAACTATGACACAATTTGCATTTCAAACATATACTGGTAATGGAAGCACTACACAGTATTCAATATCATGGACTTATATTGACAGTACACATGTCAAATGTTTTTTAGATGGAGTTTCTACTTCAGCATTTTCTGTGTCAGGCTCAACTGTCACATTCAATTCTGCACCTGCTAATAATGTAGTAATTAGAATTGAAAGACAGACACCTCTTACAGCTAGATTAGTAGACTTCCAAGATGGTTCAGTATTGACTGAAGCTGATTTGGATATGTCAGCTAATCAAAACTT